CGTCAAGGCCGAAGTGCAAGCTGGCAAACCCGTCAAACAAGCCGTTGCGATCGCCTACAGCGTCAAGCGCGAAGCCGCCAAATCGACCCCAAAAGGTAAAAAATGAGCCTTCGCGCCATGCAAAACTGCCTGATCATTGAGCGTGATGTGGAAAAACACCCGCTGTTTGTGCTTCCACTCGACCAAAGCGGGGAAACAGGCGTTGTGGTGTCAGCCGGGCCGGACTGCCGCGAACTCAAATCCGGGGATCACGTATACTTTGGGGTAGGGCAAGAATTTGCGCACGGTGGCAAGCAGTACGTTGTCATCCGCGAACCCCACGTTTTAGGAGTCTTGAATGGCTGATCCTACCGGCATCGTAGCCGCAGCAGCAGTTGCTGTTGGCGGCTCGGCCAAAGACCAAAGCAGCGCCAGCATTCTGGCAACTGCGCGGGCACGGCTTGATTTAGCGGTGTCTGCGCTGTCTGAATCCCGCGAAGATGAGGTTGACGACCTCAAGTTTTACGCCGGATCGCCCGACAACCACTGGCAGTGGCCCGCCGATGTGTTGGCAACCCGTGGCGCGGTGCAAGGTCAGACCATCAACGCCCGCCCCTGCCTGACCATCAACAAGCTGCCGCAGCACGTTCGTCAAGTGACCAACGACATGCGGCAAAATCGCCCAGGCGCCAAGGTCATCCCAGTGGACGACAAGGCCGATTTGGAGGTGGCAGAGGTGCTTAACGGCATGATTCGCCACATTGAGTACATTTCGGACGCTGACGTGGCCTACGACACGGCCTGCGAGAACCAAGTGGCCTACGGCGAGGGCTATATTCGCCTTTTGACCGAGTATTGCGACGACAACACGTTCGACCAAGACATCAAAATTGGCCGTGTTCGCAACAGTTTCTCGGTCTACATGGACCCGACGATCCAAGACCCCACTGGCGCAGACGCCAAGTGGTGTTTTATCACTGAAGACGTCACCCGCGAAGACTACGAGCGCATGTACCCCAACGCAGCGCCCATCACAACGCTGCAATCGCTGGGTGTTGGCGACCAGTCCATCTCAAACTGGCTCAACGAGAACACCATTCGCATCGCCGACTACTATTACGTCGATTACGACCGCGCCACGCTGAATTTGTACCCTGGCAACGCCACAGCATTTGATGGCACGCCCGAAGACAAAGACCTGCGCACCGTTTACGGCAAGCCAAAACGCTCCCGCGAGGCAGACCGCCCCCGTGTGCGCTACTGCAAGATTAACGGCTACGAAATCCTTGAGCAAAACGAATGGGCTGGCAAGTGGATCCCGGTGATTCGCATTGTTGGCAACGAGTTTGAGGTCGATGGCCGCTTGTACGTGTCGGGCTTGGTGCGAAACGCCAAAGATGCCCAGCGCATGTACAACTACTGGGTGTCGCAGGAAGCTGAAATGCTGGCGCTGGCCCCCAAAGCGCCGTTTATTGGCTACGGCGGTCAGTTTGAAGGCTATGAAGAGAAGTGGAAGACCGCCAACACGACCAACTGGCCGTATTTGGAGGTCAATCCTGACGTTACAGACGGTCAAGGCAGCGCACTGCCACTGCCCCAGCGGGCACAGCCTCCAATGGCCTCCAGCGGCCTGCTGCAAGCCAAAGCGGGCGCGTCTGAGGACATCAAGTCCACCACAGGCCAGTACAACGCTTCGCTGGGCCAAGGCGGCAACGAACGCTCGGCCAAAGCCATCGTGGCGCGTCAGCGCGAGGGCGATGTGGGCACATACCACTACGGCGACAACCTGACTCGCGGTGTGCGGCACATCGCCCGCCAACTGGTTGACCTAATCCCCAAGATTTACGACACGCAGCGCATCGCCCGCATCATCGGCGAAGACGGCGTGACAAAAATGGCAAAGATCAACCCCGAGCAGGAAGAGCCAGTGCGCGAAATCCGCGATCAAGAAGGCATCCTGATCGACAAAATCTACAACCCTGGCGTGGGCAAGTACGATGTTGTGGCCACCACAGGCCCAGGCTACGCCACCAAGCGGCAAGAGGCACTTGATGCGATGGGTCAACTGTTGCAGGGCAACCCGCAACTGTGGGCCGTGGCCGGCGACCTGTTTGTCAAGAACATGGACTGGCCGGGCGCGCAGGAAATGGCAAAACGCTTTGCCAAGACCATCGACCCCAAACTCATCAACGACGAGGAATCGCCCGAGTTGCAAGCCGCGCAGCAGCAGATTGAGGCGATGGGCCAGCAAATGGAGCAACTGGTCGGGATGCTGGATAACGTCAAAAACTCTGAGATTGCCCGTACCAACGAGATTAAGGAGTTTGAGGCAATGGTCAAGGCATACGCTGCCGAGACACAGCGCATTTCCGCTGTTCAGGCCAGCATGACGCCAGAACAGATCCAGGACATTGTGATGGGCACCATTGCGGCTGCGCTTGACACGGGCGATCTGGTGGCAGGAGCGCCGCAGATGCCTGAAATGTCCGATATGATGGGCGTTGAGCCGCAGCAAACGATGGGATCACCAGTATGAGCAAATGCACTTGTGCTGACTTTGTAGGGACGCTGTTTTTAGCCCGAGATGTGGCGCACAGCGTTCATCTCAACACCCGTAGCTTTTCCAAGCACATGGCGTTGAACACGTTCTATGACGAGTTGATTGACTTGGCTGACAAGTTTGCCGAAGCCTACCAAGGGCGGCATGGGTTGATTGGCCCGATCTTGTTGCAGTCGGCCAAGAAAACATCCAACATTCTTGAGTTTTTGCAGGCTTCGCTGGCTGATGTTGAGGAGATGCGGTACGAGTTTATTGAGAAAAGCGACTCGGCGCTCCAGAACATCATCGACGAAATTGTGGGCCTTTACTTGTCCACCTTGTACAAGTTAAAATTTCTCGCATGATCAAAATTGACTTCACCATCAATGGGTTCAGCGATGCTTTGCATCTTGCTGATGATCATGGTTTGTCTGATGTTGAGATTGAAGCCATGAAGCAGGCTCGGTACAACAAATGGGATGATTTCGTCAAAAATCCCCCTGCCGCAGTTGACGAACCTGTTGAGGAGTAAGCATGGCAGCACGATTTTGGGTGACGGGCGGCACGGGTAACTGGAACGACACTTCCAACTGGTCTGCGACCTCTGGTGGGGCGTCCGGCGCGTCTGTGCCCGGTTCTGCCGACACGGCAACATTCAACGCCTCCTCTGGCTCGGGCACGGCCACGCTTGACATCAGCCCAGACATCCAGACCCTGACAATGACGGGGTTTACAGGCACACTTGATTTTAATGCGCAAATCATTTCGCTGAACAGCACAGGCACAATTTTTGCTGGTTCTACAACCATGACGGTGCTTGGCAGCGATCCGTTGATTATTTGTGATAACTCCAGCGCAACAGCAAGAACAATTAACGCCACAGCGGTTACTGAAGCAAACAGCATTTCGTTCAGAATTATCAGCGGTACTGGTACGTTGACATTTGGCGCTGGCGCAATTCGCGACATCGATTTTACGGACGGCATAAACCCAACTGGTTTCGGCGGGAGTCTAAGCACATTTGTTGTGACGATCTACGGAAATTTCAAAGCGTCAACCGGAATGACCGCCGTGTCTTCGGCCAACACGATGACTTTTGCTGCCACATTTAGCACAAAAACAATCAACACTGCCGGTGTGACGTTTGATCGCTTATTCACTTTTAACGGCGTGGGTGGCACTTGGCAGCTTCAAAGCGCGTTGACTTCTGGCGCAACCCGTAGCGTTACTTTGACCAACGGAACACTGGATTTGGGCAGTTACACGCTGACCACAGGCATTTTTAGTTCCAGCAACAGCAACACTCGCGTATTGGCTTTTGGCACAGGCAAAATCGTGCTGACTGGCTTAAACACAACTGTTTATACCGTTTCAACAGCAACCGGTCTTACCATGACCGGAACAAGAACTGTTGAACTTACTGGGGTCGGTTTGGTAGGTGAACAGCGTACGCTTAGCGGCGCCCTGACCACTACAGGCGGCGCTGCCGCAAACGCAGCCAATATTTACGTTAAGGCTGGGGCTGACACAGTTAGTTTCGGTACTGCCAACCGGGTTTACGGCACACTAGATTTCACGGGTTTTTCTGGGTCAACCCTAGCCAACATAGCCCCGCAAATATACGGCGATCTGGTGCTGTCCACTGGCATGACCGTTACAGGCGGCGCAAACGCTTGGATTTTTGCGGCCACGACATTCCAGACCATCACTACCAACGGCAAAACCATCGACCACCCAATTACGTTTAACGGCGTTGGGGGTGTATGGGCAATGCAAGATGCATTAACGCTGGGGTCCACCCGCGCATTGACACTGACCAACGGTACGTTGCAGCTTAAAAGCGGCACAACCAACACAGTTGGCTCGTTCGCTACATCGGGCACAAACCCAAAGTTTTTGTTAAGCACAACCACTGGATCGCAAGCCACTTTAAGCGCGGCAAGCGGGACTTTTACAGTGGACTATCTAACGGTTCAAGACAACGCTGCCACGGGCGGCGCAACCTGGGACGCGCTGGCCATTACAAACGTAGACGCAGGCAACAACACTGGTTGGCTTTTCAGCACCACGCCAAGCATCGGCAATGAAATTACAATGCGTTTGCGCTCCTTCACTCAACCTCGGAGATTCTGAACATGTCCATGAATTTAAAAGCCGTAACGACCTGCATGGGCTACCAGCAGATCACCAGCCTGTCCAGCGCCGCCAACCTGACAGTTCCCCAAAGAACACCAAACGGTCAAAACGGTAAACCCGTGTTTGCTTTGATCGTTGCCGAGGGGCAGGCCGTTCGCTGGCGCGACGACAGAACAGCGCCAACTGCAACAGTCGGCATGCCCTTGGCTGTCGGCATCCCTTTGCAATACGATGGCGACTTGACCAACATCCAGTTCATTGAGCAGGTCGCTGGCGCTAAACTCAACATCAGCTACTACATGTAAGGTTGATCATGGCCGATCTGAAAATTTCCCAATTACCGGCCGCAACGACCCCGCTTGCAGGGACGGAAATCCTGCCGATTGTTCAGTCTGGTACGACCAAACAGGTGTCCGTCATTAACTTGACGGCAAACCGGCCCATTTCGGCATCAACTGTCACCGCTACAACTGTCAACGCCACAACTGTCAACGCCACAACCTTTGACACCAACGTAGCCGCAGCAGGCGTCACGCTGGCGGGCACTACGCTGTCGGCTGATGGTACAGATACCAACATTGACATTAACGTCACGCCTAAAGGCACAGGCGCTGTCAACATGTCGGACACGATCCTTCGCAGATCGATGTTCAAAGACACCGGGTACACCTACTACAACAGCAACACAACTTCCGCGCTGGATTACACCAACGGGTCTGTTCAGCGTTGGGCGCCTACCGGCACGGTCACGCTGTCTGTTACCAACTGGGCGCCAACTGGCAACTTGAGTGAGTTGTTTATTGAGGGCGTGAACCTTGGCGCGGCCACGATCACTTGGCCCACGGTCAACTGGATTCTTCCCACAGGGGCAACCACGACCACATTTGCCAGCAACGGCGTGACGCTGCAAACGAGCGGCACTGATTGGTTTTTGTTGTGGACCCGCGATGGCGGCACCACTGTCTATGGCAAATTTGTTCGTTAAGGTGAGCGCATGACTATGCTTGCGCAATTTGCGGTAGCGGGCGGCGGTGTAGTCAATTACATCGAAGATGTGTTTAGCACCTGGCTCTACACAGGCACCGGGGCTGCGCAGACAATCAACAACGGTCTTGATTTGGCGGGCAAAGGCGGGATGGTTTGGGTAAAAAGCCGCTCGGCGGCAACAGACCATTTTTTGTTTGACACAGTGCGCGGGGCGCTGAAAGAAGTTAACAGCAACTCCACTGCCGCCCAAGTAACTCTTGCGGCAAGTTTGACATCTTTTAATGCAAATGGTTTTTCGCTGGACAGTGCTGCGGGCGTCAACACCAGCGCAGACACTTACACGGCTTGGACTTTTCGAGATCAAATAAAATTTTTTGACGTTGTAACTTACACCGGCACAAGCGTAAACCGCACCATCCCCCACAATCTTGGCGCTGTGCCAGGTTGCATTATGGTCAAGCGCACAGACACGACTGGCGATTGGCAGGTGTACCACCGCAGCCTTGCCAACACGCAGTACATGGTGCTGAATTCAACCGCTGCGGTAGCCACCGGGGCGACACGCTGGAACAGCACAACACCAACTGACACTGTGTTTAGCTTGGGAACTGACGTAACCGTCAACGCAAGCGGCGGCACATATGTAGCTTTCATATTTGCCCACAACGCAGGCGGCTTCGGCGTAACCAGTATAGACAACGTAATTTCATGCGGCAGTTACGCCGGCAACGGCAGCGCAACTGGCCCTGTGGTTACGCTGGGGTACGAGCCTCAGTGGCTGATGGTTAAAAACACCACTGGCACTGGCAGTTGGCAAATGCTTGACAACATGCGGGGGTTGCCTGTTGGGTCGGCAGATGCAACCCTTGCTGCTAACAGCGCTGCTGCTGAGTCGTCGGCTGATTACGCTATCCCCACAGCAACTGGGTTTCAAATTGTTTCGACCAGCACAGAAGTCAACACCAGCGCACAAACCTACATTTATGTTGCGGTTCGTCGCGGCCCCATGCGAGTGCCTACAACTGGGACAAGTGTGTTTGTGCCTGTGGCGCTTAGTCCTTCAGCAGTGGGCACTGCTGTCACAACCAATTTTCCGGTGGATATTCAGCTTGCTAAAGCCAGCTTAACAGGTAGCGGGTCGATTAACTTTCACGATAAATTGCGCAGCGTTTCAACAACCGCAACAGACAGCGGCACACAATTAGAAACCACAAGCGCGGCAGCGGAAAGCACCAGCGGTTCTTGGACAAGATTTTGGAACAGCACTGGGTTTCAAGTGGCTAACCAGTATGCTTTGGGCAACAACATCTACTGGAATTTTAGGCGTGCACCAAGTTTTGTTGATGAGGTTTGCTATACGGCAACGGGAGCCGCTACAACTGTAGCGCACAACCTTGCGGCTGTCCCAGAATTAATGATTGTAAAAAGCCGTTCGGACGCAACTGCTTGGCAAGTGTACTCAAGCGCTTTAGCCAACACCGAGTATCTTGTTCTCAACACCACGGCGGCAAAAGCCACCGGCGCAACCCGTTGGAACAGCACAACACCAACTGCTTCTGTGTTCAGCATTGGCACTGCGGCTGAAGTCAACACTCTTGCCGCGACTTATGTGGCGTACCTTTTTACATCTTGCCCCGGCGTAAGCAAGGTGGGCAGTTACACGGGCACTGGCACAACTCAAACCATCAACTGCGGGTTTACCGCTGGAAGTCGGTTTGTTATGATCAAACGCACCGACAGCACTGGTGACTGGTATGTGTGGGATTCTGCCCGTGGCATTGTGGCTGGCAACGATCCATATTTGCTGCTCAACAGCACCGTTCCTGAAGTCACATCGACTGATTACATTGACACCGCTGCCGCAGGGTTTGAGATTACGGCCACAGCGCCAGCGGCCATCAACGCCAACGGCGGCAGTTACATTTTCTTGGCAATCGCGTAAGGAACAAACATGGAAATTAGGATCAAGGAAACGGGGGCGGTTGTGCAGCAAAGTGAACTGCGCAACATGTACCCCAACGTCAGCGGCCCGCTTGACGATCTGTACGATGTCGTGTTTGAAGGCCCACAGGCCCAGCCAAGCCGCTACCAGATTGCTTTTCGTGACGGCGTTGAGCAGGCCGGAGGCAAGTGGTATACCAGGTATTCCGTGGCCGACATGGGCGCTGAAGCCATTGCTGCTAAAGACGCGCAGCAAGCCAAAGCCATTCGTCAGCAACGCAATGACAGGCTCAAAGACAGCGACTGGACGCAGTTGGCCGATATTCCCGTAGAGACCCGAGATCTGTGGGAGCCTTACCGCCAGGCTTTGCGCGACATCAGCGCGCAGTCCGGCTTTCCTTGGACAATTAACTGGCCTGTGGCCCCCTAATCATGGCAGTTACGCTCACCCCATCGCCAAAGATGCAGTTTTTCTCGGACGCGGGCGTCCCCTTGGTCTATGGAAAACTGTACACCTACGCCAGCGGCACCGCCACGCCTTTGGTTACATACACCGATAGCACCGGCACCGTCCCCAACTCCAACCCAATCATCCTTAACACGCGAGGTGAGGCCGAAGTCTGGCTCGGCCCGTCCAGATACACTTTTGCGCTTACAGACGCCGACGACAACCTGATTTGGACCGCTGACGGCGTAAACACCATCCAAGGCGCTCAGAACCCGGCCATCGTTGCCGCAGCAGGCCAAACCGTGTTCACAGTCCCTCAATACGGCCTTGGCGGCTATTTGATGGTGATTGTTGATGGACTCGTCAAAGAGTACAACGTAGACTATACTGAGAGCAGCACGACAAGTATTACGTTTGCCACTGGCCTTACCGCTGGTCAGCGTGTGATTACCCGAATGCTGTAATCAACCACCGTACCGGCGAGGTTCACCGGGAACTCACCAGAGTTAAACAATGACTGAAGAAGTCCAAAACCTAGCGGAAGTAGACTCCGCGCCAGCGCAGGATGTGACGGCCACACCTGACACTGCTGTAGCTTCGCCGGAAGTAGCTGATACACAGCCCGAGCAACCTGCGTCGAAGACATTCACGCAAGAAGAACTTGATGCTGCTATTGGCAAGCGCCTCGCAAGAGAGCAACGCAAATGGGAACGTGAACAAGCCGCACGGCAAGCACAGCAAGCCGCGCCAGTTGCTCCCAAGGAAGTACCGTCAATCGACAATTTTGAAAGCCCTGACGCCTATGCGGAAGCACTGGCGCTGAAAAAGGCCGAAGAGTTGTTGGCCCAACGGGACCGCCAAAAAGAGCAAGCTGAAATTGTTGAAGCCTATGGCGAACGTGAGGAAAAGGCACGGGACAAATACGACGACTACGAAGACGTTGTGTACAACCCAAAGCTGCGAATCACCGATGTCATGGCCGAGACAATCCAGCATTCTGAAATTGGGCCTGACCTTGCCTATTGGCTCGGGTCAAACCCCAAAGAGGCTGACCGCATCGCCCGTTTGTCACCTATCATGCAGGCACGCGAAATTGGAAAGATTGAGGTCAAATTGACCGACAGTCCTCCAGTGAAGAAAACAACCTCCGCGCCGACACCGATTAGTCCGGTGACTGCGAGATCTTCGGGAAGCCCGAGCCATGACACGACTGACCCCCGGTCAATCAAAACCATGTCTACCTCGGAGTGGATTGAAGCTGAACGCAATCGCCAGATTCGCAAGTACGAGGCGCAACGCAACCGCTAATTTTTGAAAGGACTTTAAATGTCTAACAGCATTCTGACGATCGACATGATCACCCGCAAGGCTCTGGAAATCCTGGAGAACAACCTTGTAA